ACCTTCACCTTTGATAGTAGTTTTCTCTTTATATAAAGTACCTACATCTGGAATCATTTTTAATTCCCAAGGATCTTTCAAATAGTTGAGTACTTCAATTCCTGTAGACTGTTGTGAATCCTTATCGATACTAGATAAGATTGGTTCGTTACCTTTTGATAACTCTTCATATGATCTAATCGTTACAACATCATCAACTTCTAACTCTTGAATTACTTTTGCCTTATACTTCTTACGAAGGTAGTTTCTAGTATCTTCAAATAGTAAAGGCTTGATAGTATCTTTACGATTACCTTTATAAGGTGTTGGTAAAGGTAAGTAGTGTCTATGAGTTTTACCAGATCCTAAATATACTTCAACTTCATCAGCCCATGTAAATTCAATCATCTTATCTATAAACTTTTTAATTGTACTTAGAGTAAAATCTTTATTTCCTACAGTCTGAATATCTTCGATTGTATAATCTTCTGGTACATACTCGTAGTCTTTAGCGGCTAAGAACTCTTTAAAAGCTGTTCTAGTTTTAAATATGCGTTCTTTATTTGACTTAATATGCTTTACACAAATACTACGCTGTTCGCCAGCTGCAGCAAATCTATAAGCAATAAGGTCACCATCAATAATCAGTATTCGTTTTCCCATCGGTATCCTTTACTAAATATATAAATACATCCAACTGCTTATTACGAGCTTGTTGAATCATATTAGCTGTACCTTTGCTTTCACCGTCCCAAATAGCAATGAGTGCATCTGCATACTCTGCCATTTCACGATTACGAATAGGACCAGCTGCTCTACCGTGTTGGTCCCAATCCGCAGGAAAAGCCTCTACAGGGATGTTATTAGCTAATGCCCATACCTCACCTAGGGTATCAACGCCTTTGGCCTTCCCTGATACTACTTGAGTGATTTCAAAGCCTGATACTTTAACAGCTGTTTCAACAAGGGCATAATTGGTGAAGTCTCGTCCACCAGCAATAATTACTTTCATAATTCTCCTTAAAGAAAAACCCGAAGGTTTTATCCCTCGGGTCATCTAATTAGCTACGTGAAATATCGATAGCTTTTAGAACTTCATTTGACTTAGCGATTAAGTCATCTACTTTATTCTTTACGATAGCCTTGGCTACTGCGCTTAGAATTGCTGGATCTAAACCTGATTCCTTAGCTTCATCCTTGACTGCTTTAACATCTTCAGCAAGTGATTGTTCTTCGGTGTATAGTCGTACTAGTTTAGCAATTGCTTCTTTACTTTGCATATTAATCCTTTTTAAATGATACGCTTGAGCGCAATGTGAGATTGATAACTACAACAGCCAACCAGCTATAAAAGTTATAGGGGATAGCTAACAATGGGAATAGTGTATTCACTGCCCAAATTGTAGCAAGAGGACCAAAAATCACAGCTAATACTGCAAAAGCTAATACGGCAATGATTGTAATAATGTCTTTAGTTGTCTTTGTCATAAATTCCTTTCGGTAATCTAAAGAGAAGGGCCGAAGCCCTAATCTTAGAATGGTGCGTCATCTTCCTCGTCTGCTTCTGCAGCTTTTGGCTTTACAGCTTTGGCTTTAGCGGCAGGTTTAGCTTCGGCTTTTGCAGCTGGCTTTTCAGCAGGAGCATCGGCTTCATCATCGAATTCACTACCAGCTTCATACTGAGCAGTTTCATCGGGAACGTATTCGATCATATCGGTTACTAACACGTTCTTTAAGTACAATGAACTTGTACCGTTATCACGAGTGAATACATCGATACTGATAGAACCTAGCGAACCATTAGCAGGGAGTTTGCTATTAGTTACATCAACTAAGGTTTTACCAATTTTCTCAAAGACCTTTGGTTTGTATAGATCTGGTACTGGCTTACCTGTCTTACCTAATTCGGTAGACTTACGGAAAGTTACAACCCAAATATTCTTACCAGCGCCTTCAGGTGGAGCTACTTTGTACTTCTCTTCGAAGTCAACAGTCTTTACTTTCTTGACGGATACTTTGGCATCGATACCAGTAGCGTATTCTTCAAAAGCATCAACAGTGTCTTCATCGGTAATAGCGATAGAAGCTTTCCATTCTGCAGGTTTTGGATCTTCACCAGCTTTTACATATGCTTTTACTGGTTTGTTCAATTGAACGTAGAGAAGAGTGCCTGTTAATTTATTCATATAATTTCCCTTTCAAGGACTTTATGGTTACTGACTAAAATGTGCTATACGCACGACTAATTACAACTTGCGTTGCAAATTCAATTATAGCAAGACTTGTGCCAATTGTCAAGCTTTATTTTTGGTGCGACAGGATGGAATTGAACCACCGACCAAGGTATTATGAGTACCCTGCTCTCACCACTGAGCTACTGTCGCTTAAACTTTCTCAAATACTGTGACTTGCTTTACTTCAGGTTTGACAATAAAGAAGCTTCGCATTTCTGAACCATCGTATGAAGAGTAGTAACCGTCAAACTTAATGAAGCAGTCTTCTACACCGTCACTGAAAGAGTAGACTTTCCAGTAAACATTACCGTCTTCCTCTTCATCACCACCGAGTGATTCAACAAGGTGGAATGTAACATTATGCGGTATAAAACGTGCCTTAATTTTATTGACAGCTGTAACATTGCAGTAACCTCGGAACATACATTCCTCTATATCAGAGCGAGGCATATCTTCTAAGAAGTAGATAACCTTATCTGCTAATGAAGCCTTCTTAAGCAATTCTGCTTCTTTCTCAGCTACTAATGCAGCAATCTGATCTTTCAGGGTTTTTGTTTCTTCTTTTAGCTGACTACGTAATGTCTTTTTAACCATATACAATTACCTCCACTTTCTTAGGTGTTACAAACGAGTATTCAGTCATTTCAGAACCATTATAGGATTGATACCAGCCGTTAAACTTAACGAATTGTTGTTCACCGTCTTTAGTGAATTTGTAGACTGTCCAGTACTGATCACCTTCGCCTTCACCACCATGTTGTTCCACACATTCATAGTTAATACCAGCACTATCTAATTTAGCTTCTAAATCATCATCTTCCTTACAATAGCTGTGACCGATTTCTTGATGAAAGAATGCCGACTGTAACGTATTATCACCAGCTTCGTCAAGTAGCTCCTTGACTGTATTTTTCAAACTCATACTTACTCCTTTTCTAAGATTGCTTTTACAGCGTTAATTTTGTCTGTATCGAACAGACCGTGAATACTAGGATAGTTATCGATAGCAAAATCTCTAAACCAACCCGAGCATAGTGTTGTGCATACTTTATCTAGCGACCTAGTATACGCTAACCGATATGGATAATCCCATTGTTTAGGTACAAGAAATCTTTCGATAGCGATTACATACGCTTCTTCAGCCACACATTGCAATTGTTCGGTATGTGATAACTTATCCCATAAGACTTTCTCACACCAAGCTAATTCTGGATTGTGCTGTAGTTTAGTATACATCGGTTTTGATTGATAAGCGATTAGCTCATGTAAATAATCGTGATTATATTTCTTAGTAACAGCATCATCAAAGAAGCCTTCAACTGATTGATTTAAGTTTGGATTACCTTGTGGGTATTCCTTGCGAGTAGCTGCAGTACGTTTATCTAAAAGACTTTCATCTGATGCATTAAAGTATCTACGGAAATCAGCTAAACCATTTTTATGATAATGTGTAATGTGCTTTTGAAATGATAAATCACGCCATAAATGACTGCGTTTAACAATAGCTAATCCTCTTGGATTTACTACATAAATAGCTTTACCATTGAACGAAACCTTATAGTCTGTAGCGTACTTTTCAAGCTCATGATTTAACAGAAAATCAGGTTTATGCCACTCAGTACCTTCAATAGGCTCTAAGCTGATTACATCATAATCAGTTGTCTCCTTAATTTTAACAGTATTGCTGAACATAGTCAATGCTCGTGAACCAATCAAAAGGTTTTTCATATAACTCCTTCAAAGTATACTGAAATATCTAGTGTTACCAAATTACACTACCACCACCCCGTGGGTCAGAATCGAACTGACATTAGACACTTCAGTATACCCTCAGTCCCTAAACTGAAAATATACTCTCTTCTGTATCTTGGACGAGAATCCTCAGGTCTTGAAATCCTACCGTACCACACCATCAGTACGTGTATTTTAATTGACGGGACTTTCACCCGCCTCGCACGATTTGAGCCGCTAACTTATAGGGATTTAAGCAACAGGCTTGTCGGGACTACTCTCTGGTGCGTCTGGATGGAATCGAACCACCATTCGTAGGGTAGAAGCCTACTGTATTATCCATTATACTACAAACGCTTATTTGTACGGGCTTTGCACCCGATAGTAGCTCAATCTCAGCTATAAGTTGTAGAGTGCGACTCTACCTTGATTACATTATAGCACAGAATTAATCCGATTACGAATCTCTTCTACACTAGTTTCTTTCACAAGTTTACCATCCTTAAAGACAGTTTGCAAGCAACCTTGAGCCTCTTGCTCTTTGGTTTGTTGGTCATACAACACAAACTTACCATCTTCAAACTCAACTCGCAATAAACCTTTGGCAGACTTCTTAGTACCACTATCAGTAATAGGATCTTTATATAACTCAGAACCTTCACCGTTAACTTCAGCATAGGTAGCTTTCATAGCAAAACCAAATGAATCACGAGTGACGTACTGGTAAGTATAAGAGCCGATACCGAAGACTACGTTACTAGAAGCAAAGCCCTTATCTTTCAAATGTTTGAGAATCTGGTCAGCACGTTCTAAGGTAATTGAATCACCGTAGATTAAGCCAACGTGTTCGTCAAGCATCTTAAAGCCTTCAGCATTTACTGTACCACCGAAAGTATCCCACAAGCATTCCACTGCACCTTTTTGTGCTGGTGACAATTCAACTGGTTCGAAACTAACTAAACGACTACCATCAATGTAGTAGTATTGCTTATCGTAACGATTCCAATCCAGTTCAACAGTTGCTAAGTACACTTGACCTTCAAACAAGAAGTAATCACTTGGTGCATCATCACCCATTTCACCGTGGTCGGTTTCTGCACGTACACGAGATTCAATCACATCCTCTGCCCAACGTTTAGCTTCTTCTAATGTGGCTGAATTAAGTTTATTAATTTCAATACCACAAAGAATTTCAACAGGATCACCACTATCAGGACGGAATACGACTTTGTTCAAACCGATAGCGTTAGGAGTACGAGTCATAATCTCAGGCTTTAACTCTTTAGCCATGTCGGTAATAACATGCCAGAAATCCCACGTATCGCTAACGATACTGACAACACCAGAAGGACATACTTCAGTAATCAAACGGCGAAATGTTTCAATCTCTGATTCTTTGCCACCAGCACACATAACACTGTGTTCAGTAGCAGGTACAGAACCACCGATAAACGTGTTTAAACCACCATAGAAGGCTTCCAAATAGTCAATGGCAGGGATAGTATCAGTACCCAAGAAAGACATTAAGTGACCGCTGGCGCTTGCTGCATCATTCAGACCGCTTAAACCACGGTAGCTGAAGTCGTGACCTTGCCATAATATGAAGTCTAAAGGCGCACCAGTTTCCTTAGCATATTTGGTAAGAATCTTGCGATACTCAAACGCAGTAGTTGCAGTAGTGATTGGTTTCCACAATTCAGTGCTAACGGCAGTTTCAAGATAGTTAGTCAACCAGAAGAATTCTGGCAATGTATTCTTGATAGTAAGTACTGGAACTTTGATATCAACCAAAGAACCTTCTGGCAATGCTTTGATTTCGATAGGCAAGTAACCTAAGTCATGCAATGCAGCAATGTGGTCAGTACCAACTACGCCTTCACCAAGAGCCATATCTACACGGCGCTTGTACTCAGCTACTACAACAGCTTTTGGCTTACCAAAGAAACCGTAGTGAAAAGCTTCCATCAAGAAAGACTTAATAAAACCTTGCAAACCAAACATTACAATTTGGTCAGGCTTCTTAGCTCCAGCACTTGGTGCAAGACGGTTAGAGCGAGGTGTAAAATTACTATAAATCATAGTAGTACCTTTAGGGTACATATCTTTGTGACCAACTTTGTAAAAATCACATGCTGTCATTGGGTTAATATAACTCATTTAAACTCCTTTAAATTACTGTCACAGAGTCTGCAACAGATTGGTTCATGTTGTTGTGTACATAGATTGTATCATAGCTTTCCAATAATTCTTTGACACCTTTGGAAAAAATTCCGTGGGTTACATAAAGATTTAATGATGTGATGTTAGGTTGCGAACGTTCCAGCATTGTAGCCAAAGACAAGAACGTAGCACCACCGTCACAAATATCATCGACTACGCAAACATTACCTTTGATTGTATCATGTGGATAATCTTCATAGATTACACGACCATCCAAACGAACCTTGTTCAATGTGTGACATGGTGTACCCAAAGCAACCTGATAGTGCGTCATTACCTTCTCAGCTGCACCCTTATCTGGCGCAATCAAAGCATCAAACTTAGGCAAGTACTTTGCACATGAAGATTGTGACATATGTTTAAATTGCACACCATAGCCCATTAAAGCTTGATGCGTAACTTCACTATGCATATCTTTCACGTAGATATTATTATAGTGCGGGAATGCTTTTAACATATGACCGAATACACGTAGTGCGAAACTTTCACCTTCATGACATACGCGATCTTGACGACCATATGGCATGTATGGGATGAACAAATCAATGTTCTCACGAGCAACACCTTGTACAGCCAATGCATCTAAAATATTTAGAGCAATAAAGATTTCATCTGAGGTAGGCATAGTCAAAACAATACCAACTTTTTCATGCTCTTCAATTCGTGGCAGTTTTACTCCCACTTCACCAGCTGGAAACTTCCAACTTTGAAACTCAGTCTCATGACCGTTTACTTTTAAGTTAATCATCTGTAACTCCTTTCAAGATGAATGTAGTGTATCACACTTTTAGCGGATTACTAACTTTTCTGCTTCAGCAACATAATAATCTACATCAACGTCATCTGCATAATCGTTAATGTCATTACAAGTCTTTACATTCCATGCCGTATCAATACCTAATCTGCGTACTTCTGTATCACCTTCTAATGGTGGCATTAGTTTAACTAACTTACCACCAGCTTTACATGGATAGTACCTGCAGATATTTTGTTGTGGAATTTCAGTACCATCTTCCATAACCATCACAAGGCTAGAACTGCGTGGTACTTTTGTACGTAGCAAGAAGTCCCATTTATTCTTGTGATTGGTAATGAACTCGCGTACATCCATACCATGCAACATAGCAGCTTCAGCAGCCATTGGAATGACTAGACCACCTTGGTTTTGATGCCAACCTAAACCTTCGTACTGATAAGCACCTTTACGTTTTAACTTACCGTCTGTATAAACAGCAATATAGTTGTTAACGTCACGAATGATCATCTTACTGTACTCAGCATACTCAAGCTCAAGACCAACCTGCTTTTGCCATGCTAAACAGATTTCATCGTACTCGGCACGTTTATCTCGTGGTAGTGCAACAGTTACACCGTCTGTATTGACTTGAATAATCTTTAGACCTTCAATCGTCAATAGTTTCTCAGCTAATAAGCACAAGGACAATTGACCGTTAATGGTAATTGACATTGTATATTTAGGATCAAAGAATGGACTGAACTTGTTATTACTATCACCATACACACCGTTCAAAGCAAGCTTCAACATGGCATTTTCAGCACTACCTTTAGGGTAGCTCTTACGTTGTTGATATACGTCCTCGTAGATATCACAGAAGCTGCTAGAAAGATGTTCTGGATATACTTTGTTGGCGATAGCAATATTTGGATACATCGAACTAACGTCAGCATCAATGATCATGTACTTTTTATTCTCAGAAGCAATCTTAGATTCAATGCTTCCATGAATGCCACCAGTACCAAAGTCGAAACGGAAACCGTCTACGATTACATTCAAGTTCTCAGCTACATTCCACATTCCCCAATGAGACTTCTTAGGTATACGAACCTTCTTAGGTTTCTTACTAAAATCAGGTGAACCATCTGTATCTAGAGGTTGCTCCATTACATGATTACCTTCACTATCGAATAGGTATTCTGTAGCTTTTAGTTCTTCAATTTCAACCCAACCCATTGGATGCTCTTTCTTAAAAGCTTCAATGTCTTTATCAGTTGGTGTACCTTTAAACTTCTTCTTCTTAATTGTCAAGTTAGCGTACTTAGCCACATCACCTAATCGGTGTTCTTCAATATCTGAAAACACACCCTTAGTTTCAGTAATACGTTGTTTCTTGAACCATTCTAAAATGGCTTGAAATTCTGGACGTTGAAAGTCATAGTACTTGAATAAGCAATCACGAATATCAATATGCGCTCGTTTCGATTGATTAAGGTGTCGTCTTCCGTGAGCATCGATTGTGTAGCAACTATTTGGAATTTGCTTTTCTAATTCCATAATGAAGTAGTCTTTGCCGATCTTTGTATCGTTGTGATTCAAGAAGTTCTTACCGTATTTAACAGATAGTTCTTCACGGAATTTAATCAAGTTAATACTATGCTTATAAAAGTCAAGTGTCATCTTCACATCGTGAGCATTATACTTAATCAATACATCAATTTCATCAGGCAGTAACTCCTTACCAACTGGAAACGGTAAGTCTTCAATATTGTTTGCCTTCATGTTGAATTCGATCATCTTCAAGCTTGTAGCACGAGCCTTGTTATCGAAGTGATGAATCTTGAATAGATCAACTTGAGTAGCAAATGCTTCGTCATCTTTAACTACTTTAGCAAAGCCACCATCTTTCATACCATCAATCTGTTCCATAGCGCAATCATATGCATACTGAGCAATCTCAAGACCGTCAGCTTTCTTGAATCGACTACGCTTACCTAGCATCTTATGTAGTACTGGATAATCGAATCCTGAATTGTTGAATCCAACCATACGATCACCACTCTCCGCAATGTAATTAATACACGCAAATACACGGTCAATCTCATTCTTACGATATGAAACTTCAAAGGTCTTGGCACACTTACCATCTGCACGAATCACACTAAACGTAAACACGTTAGGATATGTTTCAATGTCATAAATCCAATCTTGCATTTGTTCCTCTCTAATTGAAATAACCCCGAGTATATCACAACTCGGGGCTTCCATCAAGCTTCTACAGTAGGTGCTTCTTTTGGTGTACTAAAGTAAGCTGCCTTATCCCATAGTGTATGCGTATCATTTTCATAATACACTTCACCAGCAGGACCAGTTAAACCGCAGATACGATTCTTACTGAGCAATACCTTAGTAGTGTTACGCTCAACTTCATCTTCAGCGTATTTATTACGACTGAGTAGAATGTTTGCAGAAGCAGATTTAATGATAGTAGAACTACCTTGAATTTCCTCTTCTGTGAACGTATCACCTTTTGCAGAGTTTGCACCACCAGCAGCAGACTTACGTACATGGTTAATAAAGATTAAAGTCACATTGTGACTCTTGATAATACCTTTACTCCACTTCATAAACACTGCTTGTTCATCAATCGATAAACCATCTAAGATATCTTGCAACGGGTCTAACACAATGATTCGACAACCACAGGATACAACTAACTCTTCAATAGTATCTTGGATTTCTTCGATTGTACCGTCACGGTTATCTAATAAATAGAATCGGTGTTGACCTTCATCATTGTAGAACAACTCTTGTGCTTTCGTTTTAACTCGTTCGGATGTAAGTAGATCTCGTTTAACATCGTCATCTTGAATCAAAGCAAGTTTACGACTTAAATGACGACCTAATAGAATCTCACCATATTGACCAGCATCGGCTTCCATAGAAACTACACCGATTTTATGTGGTGAATTAAAGATCCAGTAATACAAGATTTCAGTAATGAATGAAGTCTTACCTAAACCAGTACCAGCAGCAACGTTAACAATATGACCAAGTGGTAAACCACCAGCAAACATTTCATTTAACTTATTCATGAATGGAGGAAATGATACCTTAGCAACATTACTTTGTTCAAGAATACGATTGTATAGATCACCAGAGCCAACTACACCAACAGGTGTAAAGCGTTTAGCATTATAGAAGTCGTTAACGAAAGCTTTTTCATCTTCATTCTTCAGATAGTCATTAGCATCTTTATACTTCATGTTCATGATTTTGACTTTACCCTTTGGTAAAACCTTTACGACTTGTTCAATAGCAGCTTGACCAGCTTTATCGTTATCGTATGAAACAATGATGTTATCGAAACTATCGAAGAACTTGTATTGTGCAGCAATTTGCTTATGCGAGTTAGCTCCTGTTGTTGGACTAACTACAGCAGTCTCAACATCACCACCTTTGCCTTTATTATAGTTATTCATAATCTGATAAGCAGATAACGCATCTAATTCACCTTCGGTAATGATAATATACTTACCACCGCGATTGAATTTAAACTGCATGAATAACTCACAGTCAGCACCAGTGCGACCACGAGAATAAAAATTCTTTGGTACTTCACGAATCTTATAACCAACTAACTGACCATCTTGTGTACAAGGATAATACTGCTCGATTACATTATCATCTTTATCTACAGAATGACGTACACCAAACTTAGTTGTAACTTCATCATCTAGAAATCGAAAGCCTTTAGCTTTAGGAGTAGTATTAGCTTTAATCTCTAAATTATCTTCAGAGCTTAACGCAGGTTTACCACTAGGTTTAACTTCCATATTTTCCTTTTCCTTTCCAACTGAACTCTTTACTCGTTTGAATTGAGGTTTCTTACCCTTCAATTCCTTTTTATATTCTTCACTGATTACAGTATGTTCACACGAGAAGCAATGAGAAGAGCCGCCTTCATAGACAGCCTTCGCATCACTACTTCCACATTGTTCACAATTCTCATGTCTTAAGAAATGATTTGACAAATCACTCACCACCTTTCAATAACCATTTGTTGCTAATAGCTTTGAAACTAAGATCATGTACAGTATTAGATTTAAATACAACACCTTCTCGCTCTGAACCGTTTAACTGAGATTTACCTTCAGCAAAGTCAATAATACTTTGGATGGTTTGTTCTTTGATATCGGTGTTAGAAACTAAGATAGGTACGTGCTTTAAACCTAAACGCTTACATGCAGATTCAAGCTGGATTGGCAAGATATACTCACCAGTACTTGTATTGTACATGTCATAAACGTAAAAGTCAAGCTTTGTCTTGTACTGATTACCTTGAATACCTTCACCAATCATTTCACCTTGGATAGCCATACCTGATAAGCTATGTCGGCGCATAATACCTTCGATATCTAATTGCAAAGCTAACTGCCAGAAAGTGTTACCTTCAGTTTGCTTTAGATCTAGATTGCGACTACATACGTGAAACTCACCGAACAAGTCTAGATAGAACGTGCAAGATGAACCATCAAGCTTTTCAGTGATTGACCATGTATCTTCTTGTAGCTTAGGAAAGTTACGAGTAAGGTTTTGAATACGAGCTTGGTCAGTCTTAGGTACTAACGCAGGGAAGTTGCCTCGTGCCATACCTGCAAGTTGAGCATTCATAGGACGTTCCCATTTGAGTACACCGAGTAATTCTGTCACATCAGAACCAATGTTACCTTCAATATCAAAGTACCATTCTTCTTTCGGAACAGAGGTTAAAATATCGAGTGGTAGCAACAAACCTTGTGAGATTTGACCACGTAGTTTAACTGTACGTAGGCGCTCACCCTTAACACCTTCAAATTCACGAGGATCTTTACCTTTAGACAAGAATGGTGCAAGTTCATGACTTACCCACGAATCAATTTCGATGTAAACCGCCAAATCATTGGCTTTATATTCACCCTTCTTTACTACGACCTTCCAACCATCGACTACCGCGACTTCGATTGCATCTGCACCTTCAATAGGCTCTAATGCTGCGATTTTACGAATTGTTGCTAAACTTCTTTCACTCATTTTCCATGCCTTTCTGTGTAACCTGCTCCAAGAGCATTTAATAATTGTAACTTAGATTTTCTCCAATTGCAAGCATCTTCAAAAGCTTGCCTTTTGTTATCACCTATTGGAAATTTTTCTCTAACTAATTTTCCATCCAACCAAGATACGTAAGCTTCATAGTAAACATACGTACCGTTGTTAGATGATGTTAAGGATACTCCCACAACACCTGTTGTATTTCTCGGAGATATCTTAACATTTCTAGCGTTGATTGAATACGAAGCCTCTCTTAAATTTTCAATTCGATTATTGAAAGGGTTACCGTCTATATGGTCAACCAATCCATTAGGAATTCTATTGTTGAATATTTCCCAAACTAAGTTGTGAGCATAATACGTTTTACCGTTAAAGCTAATCCGAATGCACTTCGGGTCACCATTATTACGGTGAGTAAAAGACCCAACAATATCTCCTTTGGTATAAACTCGTTTACCGTTCCACATAAACTTATCACGCAGTGCAATCAAATTAGTTGGAGAATCCTCAGAATACCCAATGTAATCAAATATCTCGTTCATCTCTAATCCCCATAAAAACAGGAAATCTAGGAGTTTTGTAACCAGTACCTACATCGAAATACTTGACCTTTGCAAGCTGACCAGCTAGTGTATCACGGATTTCCCATAACTCTGCGCGTAGAGCATCAGTAAAGCCACTACCACAACCGAATTCTAAGCCTTCAGAGGTACGTAGAAGGAGCGTTCCGATAGT